AATACATGAGATACTCTCTACATGAAAACAATCTGCACAATCTGCGGCAAACCTCTCAGTGAAAAGGAAATTGCATTGAAAGTAACCGCACATTTTTCCTGTGTGTTCAATGAAGCGTTTGGTGCAAAATGACCTACATCCTCCCCGACGGTCGCCGCGTCGAAATTCATGATGACGTAGCGCGCGGAGCATTGTTCGTCTCATTCACACTTGAGAATGGTAAGATCGTGAACGCGGTTCGTGTTGACGAACCTAAAGAAAAATAATGTAATGGATTTATTTCGAGGTAGACTTCGCTGCTGTATTACGAAGTAGCGAAGTCATCTTTACAGAACTTCTTGGGAACCTAATCCTTGACAAGCCTGAATCACGCCAGTGTCATCCCTTTTCAGGGCCACGTTACCGATGTTCGCCACATTACCTATGATGATTCCCGAATCGGATGTTGTTAGGCACCGTTCGGAGTCATACGTAACATGTTGACACTCATCACGGGATGCTTATCGCTACTGACCATGACCGAACCTTTACTAGCCTTGGAGTTAGTAGACTCCGCTCTATGCTCTATTTCGTTCGGTTACTTTCAATTTTAACTGTATGACTCACATATGCGCGCTCCGGCTCCTAGTATACACAGAAGCGCGCGCTTGTCAAGGGGTCGCTAACTTGTTGATTCGACTCGACTTAGCTCGACTCGACCCGGCTCGACCAGCCCGCGCATCTTACAAGTAATCGATACGAATTCGCTTGACCCGAACAGACCAGTATGATAGGATGTATTTATTGGCAAGCACTACCCGATTCTGATGAGTCCGAAAGGACGAAACCGGCTCAGGCCGGTCAATCGGTCAAAGGGGCGAGCTTATGACTTGCCACGAGAGAATGAAGCGATGCACATACCATCGAATCATTCAAGACCAACAGCGCAGGAAGTTTGACCATTTGAGGCGCGCTGTTAATTTAAAAATGGTATGGGACACAAGATCTGCCGGTCTTGTAGTGCTTCCCATAAACTAGACCGGCAGCTAAATTAGGAGCAGAGACAATGAAAACCGAAACGTTCAAAGGCGAGATGAAGTCAGCATTCAGTCAGCAGCTTGATAAGGCACTGAAGTTCCACGGCACGTATGAGGCGTTTGGACCAGACAAGGACAATTACACCGATGCCGACTGGGATGCAGCCATCGAAGAGATCCGCGCGAAAAACGAGTTTCCGAAGAACGAAGATATCGTGAATTACGTGAACAACAAGCGACTCGCGAACGCGCGTCAACAGAAGATGAATGAAGTGCTGAACGAAAATGGCATCGAGCGCCCGAATCTGGAAACATCCGAGAAGCTCCGCTTCGATACAATGGTCAAGGTTCTTATCGCCAGCAAAATGTCAGAGGCGGAAGCGCGCGCAACCGCTGCGACCGCGCTGAACTACAATCCGGCTTCTGTCTGATTCAATTCATTAAGGCGCGTAGCGCCAGGGCCGGGACATCACACCGGCCCATCTCCCATCAAAATGGTCGAATTATTCTTTGGTTATTGTGTCGTTATGATAATTCTCGGATGGGTAATGACTTTCGGTTTCGGAGTTGTTCTGCTCGTATTGAGAATGTTCGGATTTAAGTGAAATGATTACATGTAGGACGGATGGGGGAGGGTATCTCCCCCTCTCTCTTCTCTCTCACCGGACCTAGCCAAACCCCACCCAAATCCAAGGAAATGGATCGTAGGAAGGAAGGAAATAGTTAGTCTTTTTTAATTTTTTTTTTTTCAACTCTCTTCACTTTACATGTAAAATCTTCATTTAAGTGTCCACTTTTTAGGGCATTGACATGGTTCGCCAAGTGTGGTAGAGTGAGTCGAGAGTGGGGGTAGGGCACCACCCTCAAGACAGCTAAGTCGAGTCGAATCAACGAGTTACGAAGGAGCCCCGACCTAGCCGAACCAGACCTACAAGTAAGGATTACATTCAATGGGTAGATATCCAGGCACACCAAAACACGTTCATAAGTATGAATTTCGTAAGGGTAAGACTATTGGACGTGGTGCATTCTACTACGATGTAGCAGGTATTTGGATGTGCGCGGATTCGTATTGCACGCACTATCTACCGCGCAATATCGAACGCACTATCAACGGACGTGGTTCACGATGTCATCGATGTGATAAAGAATTCTCACTCAATACTGAAATAATCGAAGAAACACTAGACAATCTGACAGAATTAGGTTCCGATACATTAGTTGGTCAACCACTCTGCGATAGTTGCGCGAGTCGTCATATCGCAGCAGAAACACGAACGGAATATGAACAATTCATCAAAGGTAAACCAGTCGAAAAAGATGAAGACCTAAAACAGTGGATAGACGAGCGTTTTCATGCAGATAATCGTCTCAGGAATTTGAAATACGGACCTGAACAAACCGAATCGAAGCCGGAATCAGAAATAATCGAATCGGTTAATGTATGGTGTGATTCTTGTCAGGTGCATCATCCTGAAGGTCAACACATCTAATGAATGGAAGTGATGAATGCCTACTCTCACCAGCAAAATGATTTTCATTCTATCTTCAAAAACTGATATGGTAGCATTCACACATTACGAAGACATAGCAGATTGGATAGAACATTTTTACAAACCCTGTCCAAATAGAAAACCTAACGAATTGGGTGAAGAGGGATTTACCGTTAGAGAAATTCCATTACTAACAATCAACTAGCACACCATGATTAATCGTAGTTAATCGAGGTAAAATATGAGTTGGAAATGTCCCACCTGCGCGCTCGTCAATTCCGATCTGAATCGTGCGTGTCCATCCTGTAATACTCCAACTGTAAAGAATTTTCTCGAAGAATGCCGGCAGGTCGATCAATCCATTCAGCTTCGTTCAGACTTGTTCAACGCGCACACTCCGCCAATCATCGAACGAATCAAATTCATTCTGGCTGACGAGTCGATACCGAACGAATCGAAACAATTCAAAATAGCCGAAACGCTCCTTGACATGTTCAGACATCAGCGCGATGTATGTTTCACAAAGCGAACCGAATCAATCGATGCCGAGAACAAACTACGCGCGATTCAATCGACGTTGAATGATTATGCGAATAGACTACACCAGACAGAACGAGACATATTAAAAATAGAGAATATCAATTACGATCCGACCGCTGCGCGGCCTGTCACGAAGCCTGCCTCAGTCAACAAAGTCTCAAAAGCGAAATACAACCGAACCGAACTCAGCGAAGCATCAACGAAGTATGGATTACCGGCGTTAGCCATACAGATGACATGCATCGCGCGCAACGTATCACCAGACGAAGCGGGACGGCTCATCACGGCAGCCAAACAATCTAATTGATATGACCAAATACAAATCAAATGAATCAAATCGAGAAATTCATTTCGAGCATCCATCATGTGAATGTTCAATCTGTCGCGCTCCGACTCGTATCCAATTCGTCTGTCATGATCGACTCGTTGCCGAAGTAATTGTTGAACATCACATGGCCGATCAAACTCAAGCGGATTACTATCGCGCGCTTCGAAACAAGTCAAGACCAATCGGCGCGTCTGTAATGAATCGGGCCGACATATCACGGTTCTGGTCGGTTCCAGTTGGCACTAAACTAAGATAAATGAGCGGAGCGAATCATGGAAATGAAACGAAAAGCCCTAGTAAGGAAAATCGAGCGCACTACAGACGGAACGCTCCGAATCGAAGCAACATTCGCCGGAGGCTATATCATATTCAATTTAAGTAAAACTGAACAACCAATGATAATCGATGAAAACATCGAAATAACAATCACTACCTCAAATTAAAATAACCAATATGACCCACGAAGCCGCCACGCGCATCTTACGCTCCGGAGCGCAAGTGGAAGTGACCTTTGAAGAGGAAATAATCCGTCGGCCGAAATATGAAATAACTCGATTACAAGACAAATGTGAATACTGTGGAAAAGTTGCAAAGTCAGTCAGCGAAAAAACAATTGAATACGATGATCCTTTCAGACCAAATCTTAAATTTATAAGATTAGATTGTGGTCATACCCTAGTAAAGAAAATACCGAAGGGAACGCCATTCATCACGATGCTCGCCGGGGGCGATAAGAACTGCAAACATGAATGGAATAAAGCTAAGTGTAATCATTGCGGAGCAATGCGCCCATACGAGTTTCAAGTAGATGGAATGAATTTTGTGGAGACAGCATTAGCCGTGAACAAAGGCGCGGCACTATTCGACGAGATGGGACTCGGTAAGCTGCTGAATGTAAACACTACAATTTTTACCCCATCCGGTCCTAGACGTATCGGTGACATTCAAATTGGAGATTTTGTTATAGGTTCTGATGGTAATCCAACACGAGTAACAGGAGTTTTCCCACAGGGTGAACAAGATTTATATAAAATTGAATTTACAGATGGTTCAGAATGCGATGCAGGATTACCACATTTATGGCAAGTAAATACAGCATTAAGAAAATGGCAAGGATTATCGCCACGTATTCTAACTACTGAACAAATAATGAATGATTTGTTCACAAAATCAAAAAATAGTTCTGGTAAATATAATTACAAATGGTTTATTCCAATTGTTAAATCAGTAGAATTTGATTTTAAAGAAATAACAATTCATCCTTATATTTTAGGAGTATTACTTGGAAATGGTAGTTTTGTTACTAGAAGAGTAAAATTGACAACAGCAGATGAAGAAATTAGTTATCAAGTTAGTCATTATTTTAAGCCAACAACAAAATATAACGAATTTACTTTACAATCAGATTCTGAAATTCCAGATCAATTAGAACAATTAAAACTAATTGGATGTCGAGCGGCGACCAAATTCGTACCAGAACATTATAAATTCAATGCAATTTCGGTTAGAATTGAACTTTTACGTGGTTTAATGGATACAGATGGTTCAATTTGGAAAGGCGGTGTTGTTGAATATACAACTGTCAGTCCTAATCTTGCAGATGATGTGACATTTTTAGTTCAATCATTAGGTGGAATTGCTAAGAGAACAATTAAAGAAGAACCAAAATATGAATATAAAGGAGAAATTTTAATTGGTCAACTTGCTTATCGATTAGTAATTAACATTCCAATTAATCCTTTCCAACTAAAAAGAAAAGCAGATTTATGGAATGAGTATAACTCAAAAAAGAAATATGAACCTACACGTGCATTCAAATCAATTACATACAAAAATAAAGGAGAATCGGTTTGTATTTCGGTTGATGCTCCAAACAAGCTGTATGTAATTAAAGATTTTATCGTCACACATAACACGATTCAGGCACTCGGAGTCATTAAATTCCATCCTGAACTCCATCCCGTTTTATACATCGTGAAAAGTGGAATCAAATTTCAATGGTTCAAAGCAATCATCGATTGGATGGGCTCCGATTTCGTCGGACAGATTATAACTAAGAGCGATGATTATTTGATACCTAATCTCAAAACATACATCGTATCATATGACCTACTCGTATCGAAGACGCGCACAAACAAGAAAACAGGTAAAATAATCAGTCAAGGTTATGATATAAGTAAGTTTGATGGCAAAATTAAGACCGTCGTCCTCGATGAATGCCAACAAATAAAGAATCCTGACAGCAGTCGAACACAACAGGTAAGAAGAATCGTAAAGAATAAAGTTGTCATAGCATTAAGCGGAACACCTTGGAAAAACCGAGGTTCCGAGTTTTTTTCAGTATTAAACATGTTAGCACCGAGTAAGTTCTATTCATACGAGCAATACGTAAATCGATGGGTCGAAAGGTATTGGCACGGTAATACTCAGAAGATGGGAGGCATTAACAATCCTGCGCGGTTCAAGGAATACGTGAAAGACATCGTGATTCGACGAGAGCGAACCGAAGTGATGCGTGAATTGCCGCTCGTCAATCGAACGAAACTCAACATACAAATGACACCTGACGAATCGGGTGTATACGACGATGCCGTAAATGATTTCGTTGAATGGTATAATGAACAGCGCGCGTCCATCTCCGCAATACATATCCTGGCGAAGATGTCCAAACTCCGACATTTAACCGGACTCGCCAAGATTCCGGCTACGCTTGATTACATCGAAGAATTCCTAGAAGATACCGATCGTAAGCTCGTTGTATTTTTACATCACGTAGATGTAGGTAATATGCTTTACGATTCTTGCCGTGAAAGATTTGGGAACGAAATAGATATATTAAAATTGACTGGCGGTATGAATTCCGAGGAACGAAATAAAACTCAAATGCAATTTAATGAACCCAAACGTAGTATATTGATAGCAAGCACACTAGCAGCAGGAGAAGGATTAAATCTTCAAACGTGCGCGGATTGCATAATCCATGAGCGGCAATTTAATCCCGCGAACGAGGAACAGGCAGAAGGGAGATTTATTCGTATCGGCCAAACGGCTGATGTAGTTAATTCAACATACGCAATAGCGGTAGATAGCATCGACGAGCAATTAGATATGTTAGTCGAAGGTAAGCGCAGAAGATTCCACGCAGCCATGAATAGTAGTGAAGCTCCGAAGTGGAATGAGAATGACATTGCGCGAGACTTAGCTGACATTATAGTTAACCAACATAAACCGCGCTCTAAACGAAAGATTAACTAGTATGGAATACAATATTAACGATTTACCAACAAAAATTAGAAAGAAACTTAAGATATTGGATGAGCATTGGTTGTGGATAGGTTCCGCTGCCAATAAAAATAGGATTGATAAAAAAGGAAAATTAAGTTACAAAGGAAAACATTATCTTGCTCATAGAGTAATATTTCATATTCTAACAGGATTTGATTTAAATAGTGAATTACAAGTCAATCATAAAACAAGTTGTCCAATTTCTTCATTGTGCTGCAATCCTGCTTGTTTATATGCTGGCACTCAATTAGATAATGTAAGAGATGCAATGGAACTTGGTACTCATCCCGGCGCAGTTAAAGCACGACAAGAAGTTTGTTCAATTTGTGGAGGTGAATTTACATTCAGTTCAGTTACAGGAAAAAGGTCTTGCAAGGTTTGTAGGGCTAGACGAAGTAAGGAATCTGATGAAAGAGAAAAAATAAGATTAGGAATAAAATGACCAATCAATCATTGTTAATCATATGCCCAAAATGTGGTAATGGAGACTTGTCATTAATCGAATTAATCGAGCCTAATCATAAGAAGTATTTCTGTATGGTATGTGCTCATTGTTGGTTGGTTCAATAGCATCAATTAGAAGGAAACTGTGACCGAAATATTAATCCCTAAAAAGAATGTCATCCTCGACGCTAGTATTCTTAGTAGTCTCATGTCGTGTCCAAGATTAACCGATCTTCGATACAATCACAACTTGACAGCGATTGGTGGTAAATCGAATTCGCTCGAATGCGGTTCGATCGTTCATAAGTTCTTAGAACAGTATTACAAGAGTCAAATCAACGGCGCGAGTCGGGCCGAATCGATTCAAAGCGCGCGAAGCACGGCGGAATTATACATCACCGGATGTCAACACTGTAGTGAATATGTAGGCGAGGCGAAGCCGAGTTGTGGTCATCAACCGAATGAGTTCCCAGGAGTCAAAAATACCCCACCCGAATCAGAAAAGTATTTAATAGGATGGAAATATGCGCTCGACACCTGTCATCAATACATTGAATATTACAAAAATGATCATTGGGTGTCACTCGAAGCCGAAGTAGTCAAAGGCGAAATACTCTACGAAAATGACGATCTGCGCGTGATGTGGAAAGCGAAATTCGATTGGATCGTCGATACGAATGATGACATATTACCAGTCGATCATAAAACGATGAAACAACGCCGAGATAAGATCAGTCTGAATAATCAATTCACTGGACAATGTTTATTAATGAAGACTCGAAAGGTCGTGATTAATAAGATTGGATTTCAAACAACATTGAAACCGGAAGAGAAATTTGTGCGCGAGATAGTCAATTATTCATCTGACAGACTAATCGAGTGGCAATCCGAAATCTTGCCATACTACGCCTATAAATTGTTAGATTACACTGAGAACAATTATTGGCCACCAAACTATACGCATTGTGAGAATATTTATGGTAAATGTCAATTCGTTCAGGTGTGTGAGGCTGATAGAGGTATGAGAGGGGAAGAATTACGATTGAATTTTTGTAAAACAAATAAATGGGATCCCCAAAATGATTGAAATTCATAAGAAAGTGCAATTTAAGGAAGAAATATATTGGTTACATGGTCCTTTGATAGAAGGTCATTATAATATATCTCCACTAGACCATTATTCAGATGATGGTGATTTACTAGCAGATCCATTCCACGATTTGAGTTTTGCTATATTGTGGGATGGTAATATAATGCAATTTGGAGAAATAATAGGTAAAAAATCTGATTTAATAGAAATAAAGGAGACAAAATGACTAACACAATTATTACGATAACAATTGCCGTTGCTGATTTAAGATTAGCATTCAAAGAGTTTTGTAAACAACAATTGATGCCAGAACATATGATTCAATCACAATGGGAAGAATGGTATGATAAACAAATTTTCCCAAGAATTCAGGATGAGGGATGGAGTAAAAAATGAGCTTAACACCAAACGAATTAAGGAAAATATGGGACTGTATAGATTCGATCGATGCGCGCGTCAAACAGGTTAGTTATTCTGACGTATATGAAGATATTGTGGATGAAATAAAAATCATTAAGAATTTGATTGAACGTGAGGTACCGGAATTAAAAGAGATGAAATGAGCCTAAATATTGAGGATCAAGCAAAACGCGCACGAGAGTTATTGGAAAAAAGTGATATTAAAGAAATTATGTCGATTCGCTGTGAAGAAGAAAATCACAATTATGAAAATTGTTGTTCAGCTATATTTCAAGTGTATCAAAAATGTAAATGGTGTGGAAAAATAAGGTGAAATCATGTCATTATTAGGTAAGGAGTTTGACGAAGCAATGAAACAACTCAAAATTACACTAATCAACACCGAAGCGGTGATAATCAATTTGAATCAAACTGTGTTGAAGATGAATGAGATAGTTAATAAAATCAATTCGACATTGAAATGAATTCGCGAAGCGAATGGTGGCGATGGTTGCGCGCGCTGATTTGGTGTGATCATGAACTAATCGTTGATTGGCGAGAATTAAAAGTGAAATGTTTGAAATGTGGTTGGTCTAGTCGAGGTATAAAATAATGTCATTAAATAGAAAAGAATACGAAGAAATTTGGAATCGGTGTAAAAAAATAGAATTCATATTAGGAAAAATATGGCGTGCTAAACATTATAAATGGGCTAACGATATTAATTGGGAAGTAAAACAAATAAAGAATAAAATTCAACAAGTGATTGGACAAATGGAATGACAAGTGAAACCAAACTCCTCATTGAATACGCACGATTCTACGGCTCCCTCAAATCGCTCATCGAACACGTTGAGCATGGTCTAATCAGTAATGAGAATATGATTCAATCAGTCAAAGGATGGATGACTCGATTTGAACGTGAACGGAATCGTATGGACCCAAATTTTACTAAGAAAATAAAAAGTGAGCAGAGCAAATGAATATGAATGATGTAAATTTTGATGCAATGTATGTTCTTATGAAGGGAGATCCCGGGCTTAGAAAATCAACTCAAGCTCTATCTTTTCCCCAGCCATCTTATTGGTTCTCATGGGATCGCAAGATGGCTGCACTCAAAATTCCCATGCGCGCTTGGAATATTGATCCTAAACAAGTTCAATATGATGATTATGACGATTGGAGTAAAGCGCGCGCTCAACTAGAAAAATTTCAAGTAAACTGTCCGTTCAAAACGTTAGTAATCGATTCAATCACATCGTGTGGTGATTCGATTATGCGCCAAACACTTAAGGCGAAATATGGCGCGACGCGCAAATCTGGTGCAGATGCAGGAAAAACAATAGGTGGAATTCAAGTCAATGAATTGGAAGATTTCAATGCTGAATCGTCGGCACTACACGAATTAATCAGTTTGACGAAAGACATACACAAATTTCACAAAGTAAACATAGTATTAATCGCGCACGTCATATCAATCGAAAATACACCAATCGGCGGGAAAACAACCGTATCGCGTTCAATCGTTACGGCCGCGCGTAAAATCGCGGCAAAAATTCCTGCCTATTGTGATGAAGTGTATCATTTTGATTTAGAAAAGTCATTCGACGAATCTAAAGGAGGCGAATTAAGGATATTAACAACACACACCGGCACCGACTTCGCGCGCACCACTCTACCACTTCCTGAAGTAATTAAATTCGGGACACGACCACTCTACGATACTTGGATTCGTCCAGCTATCGATAAAATGAATAAAAAGGAAGAAAATGGGGTGGTCATCACAACAGAACCAATACCAATCACAGCAAGAGGATTTACGTCATGAATATCATGGAATTATTTCCTGATAAATTCGTTGTTGATCCTACAACTGGATGTTGGCTATTTACAGGTGGATTAACTGAAAAAGGATATGGTAAAGTAAGATACAAATATCATGTAGTGTCAATACATAGATTATCAGCATATTTATCATTAGAATTAGATATAAATGATAAATCAATCCATGCACTTCACAAAAAAGAATGTCCACATAAAAATTGTGGTAATCCTGAACATATTTATTTAGGAGATAATACAGATAATATACGTGATGCAGTAGGAAAGCATTATTCTCCCCGAAAATTTATAACACATTGCAAATATGGTCATCCTCTGAGTGGAGACAATTTGTATATTTCACCAACAGATGGTAGAAGGAGGTGTAACACATGTAGACGAAGAAACACAAAAAGACACGAAGAAACACATCCAAGTATTCGGTACAAGATGGACAAAACGTAAACAATCAGTCAAAAAAAGGACCAAAAAAATGCCCATTATACAATTTTCGAAACGTGATTTAATGAGAGGAAAAGTGGTCTTGCCGGGTTGGTACCGAATGAAAATCGAATCAGTCGGAGAACAACCCGCCGCATCAAAAGAAGGTCGTTCACCATCAACTAATTATCCAGTAGAAGGAACTATCCTGTACAATGCCGACACTGGAGATAAAGAATTCGAAGGTGTCGCAATCGATTGGAATTTCAATAGTAAGGCAATGGGATTCGCGCGTGGTTTCCTCGAATCTCTTGGTGAAGTTCCCACTGAAGGTAAGAGATACGAATTGGCCGCGGCCGAAGGAAAGGAATTGGACGTATTCGTTGAGAATGGTATTTGGCAGGGGCGCCAGGTGAATCGAGTGGAACATAAATATCGTGCGCCAAGACCAGTCGAAGGCTCGGGCGCGGCATAACACAAATTGCTGGTCATGGCACCCGGTAAGGATTACAAATTCCCTGGTCTAATGTGGACTGCAATATAAGTCGTACGCGCATTTGTAGCAGCATTAGCTGGCACAGAATATGGGCGCATGGAAAGTAATCACCAGTATTGAGCGTAGCGAGATGTGGGATGCCATCGAATAAGTTCGCGCGCGGACAAATAAGGTGGTCACATCCGCTTTTGCGATGTGTGGCGACATCCCACTTTTTCTTTTAAGGAGGAATGATATGAGAGTAGAATCACAATCAGTTCCAGACAAAAATGATGATAAAGATGATGAAATTGAGTTCGAGGATAGTGAAGATGACGAAACCGAACATACCGAAGATGAAGAGGCTGATGACGAAATCGATCCGAAATCAGATAAATGAGATTCATCAGATTGATTGGACAAATACCTAATCATCTATGCTCACGTGGATAGATGATACATTAACAGGCCATAGATGGGGCAGGTTCAATTAGTTTGGTGATAGGACACGCACTCAACTTAGCTCTACGAGCTGTATAACAGAGCGCGTGTCCGCTTTCCCTTCGATAAATTATATGATAAATTATCAATTAATGGACGAGATTTTAAAACAGCTAGAAGATATCAAGTGTCAAGTGAACAATGCAGAAGATGCGTATGGTGGAATTGTGAAAGATGAATGTTGGGTACAATTATTCGCTAAACTTCAAAAACTAATCAAATTGGATAGTGGGAGATGAGATGGTCGAATTCTTTCGTAAGTATTTTGAAACTAAAGAACTAGAAAAAGAAGCACTTGAACATCTTCGGCCGGAGAAGAACGATGAAGATGTTCGGGTTGAAGGAAAAATCATCAAAGTGTCCGAAAAAGGATACGCATTTATTATATCAAAAGATATTCCATTCACTCGAATTTTTATGCATTGGACGGCTTTAATGAATGATACAATTCACTTTACTGAATTACGTAAAGGAATGATAGTCGAATTTACACCTCAGGAAACAGAAAAACAGGGATTTCGAGCGATTCGCGCTAAGGTGTTGGATAGATAATGGGACCAGAGCATATATATGTATGTGGCTGCGGCTCTGTAGGCGCTCAACTCATGATTATCGGTGAAGCCCCTTCATTCGCAGAAACAGCTGCGGGTAAACCATTCGTTGGACCTAGTGGCCGAGAGTTAGATCGTCTTCTCCGAGAAAGCGGAATCAATCGTGGTGATTGCTGGATAACCAATGTATTCAAATACGAAATTCCACAAAATCCAAAGGGTAAATTCATTCCCGCGTGGAAGCGCGCGGCTTCGATTGGAATCAATGTTGATGAGCAATTATCGGAGTTACAAGCCGAAATCAACGCGATTAAACCGAATTGCATACTCGCGTTAGGTAAGACTGCATTATGGGCGCTAAGTGGTCGAATTGAAATTGGTCATTATCGCGGCAGCATAATGAGCGGTATGGGCCGAAAGTTCGTCGCGACGTATCATCCCGCGCACTTATTACATCAGGCGACAGGTGGAGAGTTTAAAGGTTACTATAATCGAATTGTGATGATACTCGATTTCAAACGCGCGCTTCATCAATCATCATTCCCAGAAATCAATCTCCCTCACAGAACATTGTCAGTCGCGCAATCCAGTTATCATCTCAAACAGTTCTTAGATAAATATAAAGGTCACAAGCACCCATCAATCGATATTGAATCACTCAATTGTATTCCTGCCTGCATAGGTATCGCTTTCACACCACATGAAGGAATGACCATCCCGCTATGGAATGTGAATGGCATATCATCAATACCTGATTCCGATTTAATTGTGTGTTGGCAAATACTGGCTGAATTCTTATCAAATCATGATGTGGTCGGGCAGAATTTCAATTACGATCGAGACAAATTGAAACGATTAGGATTCATCGTGCGCGCGATTCATTCAGACACGATGTTAAAAGCCTTCACAATCAATCCCGAACTCCCCAAAAACCTCGGATTCAATACATCGATTTATACAGAGGAACCATTTTACAAAGATGAGACGATGTATGGCGAGTATGATAAAAAGAAGGATAAATGGAATGTTGATTTGAATGAATTGTTCATTGGGTGCGCGCGAGACGCGGCGGTGACTAAGGAAATCGATATCAAAATGGAGAAAGAGTTAGAAGAAATTGGTCAGCGTGAATTTTATTATAACTTTGTGATGAAACTTCCCGATTTTTATCAAGAGATGGAACATGTTGGATTCGGTATCGATGAGGATCGAAGGAAAGAATTGTTAGAGAAATATATCAAACGAGATGAGCAGATTCGATACGAATTATTCAAATTAACAAGTGAATACGTAAACTGCGCGTCACCTAAACAAGTGAAGGAATTGTTATTCGACAAATTAAAGATGCCTCCCCGTGATGGAACTGGGGAGGAAGAATTAGTATCACTATTAAATCTTCAGTCATTTAAAAATGAGGAACATATAAAAATAATAGAATTAATACTAGAAAATCGTCAAGTCAGGAAAACTATCGGCACATATGTATTGGCATTACCAGATTTTGACGGCAGATTACGAACAAGTTATTTTCCTTGTTTGGACACTGGCCGTAGTTCGACTTCATTACAAGATCCCCCTATCAGACCTTATGTGGAAGTTATAGATGAAAATGGTAAGAAAAAGAAGCGGTCATTAGGTATGGCATTTCAAACAATTACAAAACACAGTGAAGTGGGACATGATATAAGAAGTATGTTAATACCATGAAACCATCTAAATGCCCGAAATGTGGATCAGATAAAATTGGTATCCATAATTATTTTTCCAAATTAGTTATGCCTACTTGGATATGTTTAGTATGTAAACATCAATGGGTTTAATATTCGTAAATTGTGACTCACAACAAGCCGAGGCAAGAGTAGTTTTTAAATTAGCAAATGATGAAAATGCATTAATTGATATCGATACTCACGACTATCATAGCTTGACCGCAAGTTGGTTCATGGGAGGAACCGAAGCATCATATAGTAAAAAAGTGTTAGGATATGAACATCCTATACGTTTTCTGGGCAAAACATTAAGACATGCAGCGCATCTTGGTGCGAGTCATAGACGAGCTAAAGTCGAAATTAATACCCAAGCGCGCAAATACAAAATACCGATCAAAGTTGACGAATCCCTATGTGATAAAGCATTGAAAATATTCCACACGAAACAACCTAAAATTCAACAAATCTTCCATACATCAGTCATTGAGTGTTTGAAGAAAAATAGAGTGCTCATCGCACCGATTCCTTATGGCATAAATAGTCGTTATGGTGGGAGGAGGACATTTTATGAGCGATACGATGATGAATTATTCAGACAGGCATTCAGTTATTTACCGCAGCGCGCGGTTTCGGACAACACGAAAGCCGCTGGAATGCGCATCAAATCACAGTTTCCATCCTGCAAAATTGTTCTTGAATCTCACGATGCTTTGCTATTTATGGTGAGCGAAAGCGAACTAGATGATTTTGTACCTATTGTAAAAAATGAATTCGAGCGACCAATAAATTTTGAAACATGTTCGATTTCGCGAAGCGAATTGATTATCCCCTGCGAGATAGAAGTGGGAACGAATTATTTAGAATTAAAGAAATTAAAATTTCATGATGAGCCATTACTAAAAGTAGTAAATGAATCACCTAGATCATTTTTGGTCGATTGAAATGAAAGAAAATGAATTGGATAAACGATCTTATTGAGCAGCATAATGAGCTTGAGTCGCCAGTTTCGTTTTACATGTGGGCAGGGTTAGCCACAATATCAGCCATAGTCAAAGACAATGTTTGTATAAATCGATACATTCACAAACTCTACCCAAACATCTACGTGATGTTACACGCAGATTCAGGTCTGAAGAAGGGGCCAAGTATTTCTGCCGCTAAACAGATGGTATCAGCGATTAACAATACACGAATCATCTCGGGTCGGAGTTCAATCCAAGCGATATTAAAAGAAATGGGCACTGCGCAAACCGTTCCGGGTGGTAAGATCGTCGGGAACGATTCAACAGCGTTTATTTGTTCGTCCGAACTATCATCATCAATAGTCGAAGATCCTGTCGCAACGAAGATTCTGACTGATTTATACGATAGGCAGTATAATATCGGTCAATGGCGCTCGCTCCTAAAAATGGAGACATTCACTCTCAAAAATCCAACTATTACGATGTTAACCGCGACGAATGATGCGATGTCTGAAGATTTCTTTAATCGTTCGGTCATTCAGGGAGGTTATATCGCGCGCACTTTCATTATTCACGAGGCAAAGCGCAATCGTCTTAACTCACTCCTCGTGCCATTAAGAAATCCACCAAATTATAAGAAATCATCTGAATATCTCATTGAATTAGCGAAGCTAAAAGGAGAATTTAAGCCATTAGGCAGTAGAGAACGAACAAATGATTTTAAGCAACCGAGAACTAATTCGGCCACAAACGAAATAGAATATTATACCGAAACGGGCGCGATTTATCAAGATTGGTATGAAAAGTTCTATCGAGAAATTGATGAATTCGGAATCAAAGATAACACTGGAACACTCAATCGATTCGGTGACTCCGTCCTTAAGGTAGCGATGCTATTATCATTATCAAGAGAACCGAAACTAGAAATCGATCCTGAGAGTATGAGCGAGGCGATTGATGTATGTCAAAAACTGGTCGGCAGCACGCGCAAAACGACTCAGGCCATGTCAGGATTAAGTAATACAGCAGCTCTCAAGTCGAAAATAATAGCAGAGCTATTTAGCAGAGATAATCATCAAATAACACGTACTATGTTGACTAAGAAACTTTGGTTAGATTATGGTTCTCCAGACGAGTTAGATGATTTGATGCAATCCTTCGACAGTTCAGGTATGATTATTACAAGATCAATTGGAAATAATATTGTTTATGAGATGCCCGGAAATCAGGTAGAGGAGTTAAGACGATTTTATTCAGGAAAATTTAGGAAGAATAAGGAGTGAGACGATGATTAATGTGATTTACCACAAGAATTGTTTCGATGGAATGGCTTCAGCTTATGTATGTTCACTTAAATTTGGAACAGACCCAAAAAAAGTGAAATACATTCCAGCAGGTTACGATGATGAAAAATTGCAACATAATTTGATGCAAGACTGTTACGAGAATGCAAATATCAATGATGAATATGTAATTGTGGATTTCAGTTTCTCGCACGAGTTGATGAAACTACTAGCCGATAAAGCGCCGATCATTGTGCTCGATCATCATAAAACAGCGCAAGCCAATTGTGAGGGATTAGATTTTTGTAAATTCGATATGAATGAATCCGGCGCAACTATGGTCTGGAAACATTTCTTTCCTAATCAACCGATTCCAAATCTGATTCGATACATTAAGGATCGAGATTTGTGGTTATTCCAAGAGCGCGCGTCTCAAGAGGTGAATGCGTTCATTCAATCATTTCCTATGACTATTATAGATTACGCAAGGTTACATGGAACATTAGATAATGATTTAGAAGGGGTGATCAAAAGTGGAGAATCAATCGAACGATACAAAAATACAATGATTCAAACTGGAGCTAAATTCGCATGGTTTGGTAAAATTGCTGGATATGAAGTGCCGATTGCAAATGCGACAATGTTATTTAGTGAAATTGGAAATGAATTATGTAAACAATTGTCAAATTATCCATTTTCCGCATACTTCACCATTAAACCAAATGGTAAAGTGCAATGGGGTTTACGTTCAATTGGTGAATTTGATGTGTCAGAAATAGCGAAGAAGTATAATGGAGGTGGTCATAAAAACGCGGCTGGATTTGTTCGTGATGATTATAATTTTCGAGATTTTTGATGGAGAATTGTGATGGACGAAAACATTGTCAATCAACCTCTCATTGAAATAACAGTCTTTCAATGTCCTTTATGCCTCAAGATAGTTAGAAATAGGTGGACCAAAATTCCATATTTATGTCCAGTTTGTGGCGAAGCTCAATTAGTTATTCAATGTATGGAATATGAAGAGGTAGACCACGCGCACTTTATTAAACCGGAGGCTCTATGAAGGGCAAACTTCGAGGCATCGTTAAGAATAAAAACTTTGGATTCATCAAGAATCAGCAAGAAATAGAGTATTTTTTTCACAAATCTGATTTCAATGGCTTTTGGGAGGATTTAGAAGTAGATTATAGTAAAGGACATAAAATTGAATTAGAATTTGAGCCGTTCAATACGCCAAAAGGGAAGAGAGCAGCGAATGTGAGGCGGGTTGACGGTGGAAGGATAATGGAAATAAGTGATGAGTCGAATTAAAAATGAATTGGTGTTGAGTTTGATGAGAGAAAAGATTAAAAAGGAAATAATTGAATATGATTATGATCGTAACATAGGAATTATTGATGATGTAATATTATTGAATTCATTAATGGACCGAATAATGATTCATATTGAAAGCGCAGCTAAACAGATTGATTGAATTATTTTGAGAACATTCGTTTGAGCCGTTCCTCCTGCATCATTTGTTCAAACAGACGTTCTGTTGAAGGATTAATTTTAATTGATGATGATTGATTCCCAACGATTGGTGGTGATCCTTGAATATACGGAACATCTGATGATGATAATTGTTCCGGTGCAGCGAAATTCTTTAAGAATGGTGGAGTCGTGTATCGTTGTAATCCTTCTGGCGTTGCAGCATTTTTCAAATTGAGGAAACTACGCGCGCCCAATCGCGCACTTTCTATTGGCGCTTTAATTGCATTCACTACACCCGGTGTTAATCCTGCAATAGCCGTGTCTACACCAATATTCGCAGCTTTTTGCATTGGTGTTGTATCCTCCAATCCAAGAAGTTGAGTAGAAATATCTCGTAATCCCCGTCCAGCACCAGCACCTAACGCACCCCCAATTACTGTACCCCCGCCAAATGTCTCGGGTGTAGCTAAAAGACCACCACCAATTGCACCAAGTCCCGGTAATGTATCGAGTCCAGTTTTGACACCCTGTTTAATATAAGGATGTTGACCCCAGAAACTCGATTTGTCTTGCGCGCGCTGTTGTGCCGCTGCGGCCTGCGCGTCACCTGCCATAGGATTTTCGACTTTATCCAATAAATCGGGTCGTAATTGTAATACTTGATGAACAATCTCATCATCCGAAAATTGTTTTAAATCGGGTAATTCGGCTCTCAATTTCGAGGCGAAATCCTTCTTTGATAGTATTTTTGGTTTGGGCAATTCGTCAGGCATCACTTCACCCCAAAAATCTTATTCAGAGCTTCATCTAATTTGGTTTTGGGCATCGTAGTTGATGGGCCTTGAGGACCAGCCGCGTATTTATCCAAAATACCACCAACACTTTGTAATTGACCACGAAACATACCTAATCCGGGCGATCCAATTATGGATTTCATATACTGTATCATTTGAATTGAACCACCTCCGCGCGCGCCACCGTGAATTCTACCCATACCAGATGACAAGAATCCAAGGTCAGTAAGGAATTTACCAACAGCTACATCGTTACTAAATTGTGACATTAATTGTGAATCGTTCTGTATTGCATTACCAAGCTGTTCGAATGATTTTTGAACTTCACCCGAAGGAGCCGTGTTAAAATCAACTGTGCCAAGATGTTTTGCTGAAAGATCCCTCAATCGACTCATTAAAGGTCCAAACAATCCTCTTTTTTCTAAATCAAGAGCTTGTTTGTCAAGATTAGCAACTAATGGAATTAATGTTTTAGCACCTTCCATTTGGGTTTGAGTTTGATTTGTTAGTTTTGGTGGTGCTACCGCTCTCTCTTGTATTAATTCTTTTCGACCACTCTGTCTAATTTCTTCAACTTCCTTTTGGCCAGCAGTGTGCGCGCCGATTTGTTGCATCGCTTGTGTACCGCGAATTCCTTGTAATTGTTGTCGTTGAGCACCTTGAACATCTAATTTTTGTATGTCACCCTGGAATTTCAAATCAATAATTTGCTTATCTGTCATGATATTCGATGGAATTGGATTACCCTGACCATCCAAAACCGGAGCAGTTTGATTGGTAATTGGATTGCGCGCCATCAAATTTCCACCAGGTTGTTTAATCAATTCTAAATGTGGATTCTTATGCGCCCAATCAATCGCGTCCGCGCGCTGTTGCTTAATTGCCAAATCCTGTTGTTTCTCTCCGGCTAATCTTGTTTCTTTCGCTGTCCCCGCTTCTCTCAGCGCCACGTTCTGCGCGAGTTGTCTCCTATTAATATTCTCTTGTCGCTCTAAATTTGCTGCTTGATACGCCGGTTTAAATTGAGTTTCCCAATCTCCCATTTGCCTATAATACGGCGCATATGCGATTCGATCTATCACATTTTGATTAATTCCTAATCCGGCTATTGTTGCACCAATTTTCCTTAATTTACTAGGCTCCTGTCGTTGTGGCATTTCTGTTAACATTTGATTCATTCGATTGATATTTGTTTCCTCTGGTTGATATAGTTGTTGAAAGCGCGCGGTCCAATCTTCATCTGGTACTTGTTGAGGCACAGTAGGCTGAACTTGAAACGGTGGTAATTGTGGCACGTATTGTGGTTCTTGTATACTATTATCCATCTGCATATTTGGCACATCATAGGGAGATGGACCAGGAATTTGATATGGCGAAAACAAGTTACGTAGACGAAGATTACCAAATGGCATAAATTATCCTACCGGCATAACGAGATTCTTGTAAATCTCTGATCCTGTTTTAATATTACCCAACACGTTTTGCGCCGTTGATGGTACACCCGCACGCCCAATTTGCGCATTCATCATACCCAAACCAAGCTGATTTTGTAGCTGTTGTCCTTGTAACCAATTCTGATTCGCGTTATTCAATTGATTACCAAATGTACTAATCATGCCTGGTGTTGTTCCATACAAATTCGATGCACCGCCTAATGCACCTAATCGCATTTGATTCGCTTGTTGTTGACCTTGTAATGCGAGCGCAGCATCTTGTGCTGAAAGTCCACCCATCCCCTGCGTACCAGCTAATCGTCCTTGTTGAACCATTTGCGCGATGCCAGCATTCGCATTAATGTTCGCGTCGCTAATTCCTGATGCCAAATCTCGTGACATTTTAGCTTGAGCCGCCGTATAATTCGGCGAATAGCCCCCTTGAAGCGCGCGTTGTCGATCAATATTCGATTGCGCGTTCTGGTAAACCGCGCGAGTCGGTGATATACCGCGCGCTCTGATTTCTTGTAATCCTTGTGGTGTAAAACCGCCAGTTTTCATGAAATCACGATATCCACCGAACGCTTCATTCATCTCTGATGGACGTGAATATCCTCCTGCTCCACCAGAAGCGGCCATGCCCTGATATCCAGCCATTAATTTCCTATAATCATCCATTTGCTGTGGAACAGCTGATAGATAATTATTATACATATTCTGAGAGGTTGGTACCATCATCTGATTCATCATATTACTTTGCAGATTTTGGGCGCCACCTCCTTGTGTATCGATTGTCGTTTGGACCCTTTTTGCATCTCCCTTGGCCGTAAAAATACCCTCTCTTTACATCTATTCAAAATCTGGTTTAAAGAGGAAGCACCAGTGATTGCCCCTTCGTCGAAACGAATCCTTTTCCTTGCAACTGCCGATACCAATTCTCATCGGTAACGTATGCATGGAGAGAGTCAAATCCTACAGCCCTAGTCATATATTCTGATATGTCCAATGCTTTGTGCAACGCGCGCACCCGTTCATTTGCATTGAAATCCTTATCAGTAATTACCACTGATTCTGCAATCGCCTTAACGCCTCCAGCGACGATGATATGTGAATCGTTTTCGACAACAAACATACCTAAAAATTTGCTAAAGTCTGGAAATTCAAATTCAGTTTTGAAGTGACGTTCGTGAATCTCATGAATTGCTTCCAAATCAGTCGTCAGCATAGGTCTAATCTTCATGGCACCCAATTGTAATAAACTCCATCTAAAACAAATATGTGCAACATGCCGTAATCTGTGTTGATAACTGGATCTGTAATCTCTTCAACAATTCCAGTCAGTGTAATATTATTCGATGAAGCGTTACCCGTCACATCTTTAATTAGATTGAATCCGTTTGGTAAATCACCAATATCAATTATGACGGGCGCAATTGATGTGTCGATTGGTATCGGATTGATCACCTCAAGCGCGTACAATTCAAGGAGTTCACGAATAATGATAATTTGTTCTGTAATTGCTGTTAGAGCCGATGATACTGAATTCAGTGATGATGATACAGTTCCGGTTAGGGTGCTAAAATTCGCAGTGGTGAATTCCTGAAATCGTTTGACACCATCAATCAGTCCATTGACCGTCTGAAAGAGCGCTGGATTCGATGTCTGTGTCTTTGAATTAACATTTGTTGTGCGTAATCGACCGTAATCAGGACCAATTAATTTGGGAGTAGATGGCATAGGTCACATGCGAGAAATCTGAATAATCTGATTTAATCGAAATTTCCAATTACGAATCATTTCTTCTTTTGGTATTTCACTGAATATTAATTGATCATGAACTTCTATTAATAATTGATCGAGAAGTAAACGATTACGATTCAATGTTTCAACAGCATCTCGCCAATTTGATCTACGATCCATTCCACTGCGTTTCTCTTCAATGTCCATCCGACTTCGCCTCATTAACAATACGATCCGCTAATTCAGTTGGAATAACTTTATATGGTTTACCGTCAAAAAGAATAATAGATGGCGCGCCATTCAATTCTTTTACCAATTCAGCCAGCATTTCATTCATCTGGTCATCAGCCAGGATACGATGAATAGAGTTCTTTCGCATAAATTATGATTCGATTAATCACGAATCGCTCATCCTTTTGAGTTACCGAAATTTTCAATTTCGCTCTTTGAGAAATAAAATTGGCAAGGCGAGTTGGTTCTCTATCTGTTCTTAACAATAGAGGAATAGGTTTCAATTCTTGAGTTTTCATATCGTCTAATGATATAAACTCAAGTTTGAGGTTTCCAACACCCGTTGCACGGAGGCGAATCGCATTGAAATGAAGAATATTCTCGCCTGGCATTTATTCACCTAGGAATCGAGTGACCGCGAATGGATCAGGAATCTTCAAATCAATCGTGTCTTCACTGGGAAGTTGACGATGATATGTATCACTCGTTTTACCGAGTTTAATGTAGTAAAGACCACTCAATTTATTAGAAAGACGAGTATTGATTACAGTCAATATTGTATCTTCACCAGCAACCACTTCTAATTCAGTGTTATTTGATGGATCATACGCTGTCCCCCAATTTTCGATCTCATCTTCTACAACTGAGTATAAACCTGGTAACAAATCCTCAATAGTTTGTGATTCACCATGTGCCAATGAAAATTCATCAGAAGCATCTGTTATAAAACCAAATGGTGTAATATTATCTGATGGAACCGTAATTTTATTGACAATTAATCGACCAACTGTCGAAATTGCAGGAATTTCTTCACGAAGAATAAAGAATGTACATGAATAACTATGACCAAATCGAATAGGTGTTGGCGAATAATCTCCTTGATATACACCAGCTTCATATAACGGAACTGATGGTGTTGTGGATATTGTGGACCCATCACTTATTTTGACATTTCGAAATTCTGAAGAGAATGAAGATACACGTAACCAAATCCAAAATGAATTTGGATCATCAATTGCATAAGCAAGTTTCCCAACGATTGAGTAAAAACCAGCAAAATCATATGTATTGAGTACAGTTCCAGAAGAATTATATCGTACAACTCGTATTAGAAATGGGTCACTTAAAGTCAAATAACCAACAAGAATTGTGCCGTCATTCAAAACTAATAAATTATCAAAAATAACATAAATACCACTAGCAACTAAATCAGATAAGGGAAGATTATTAATTAAGTCCCAACGTTTTATAGCATTTGTAGGTAAAGTGCTGGAACGAACATAATATAAAATAGTTTCATCAGGAGATGGAGCCAATGCAACTAAACCATTTGCACCCAAATCCCACGTTGTTGGCCCAAATGTACCATCATCATTAACCGTAGTAACTGAAGCGCGCCCACCCAAAGTAGTATCAATAACATAACCAACATAAAATTTATTTGATTTATTACTTTTAATTGGATTAGCCCGAACTTCTGTTGTTGGAATTGAAAGTGATGCTAAAAGACCTGCTTGAGATGAATATAATTTTAGTTTATTTTCATATGTATCATCAACTAACCATTTTCCATTTGGTAATACATCAGCTGTATCACCATTCGCCATTGGTGCCCTAAATTGTATAGGTTCACCTGTAATCGATGATAATATAGCAAGAGGAAAACCAATTATATCATCATGAATCCAAATAGATCCTGCTGGTGCAATTTCATTTGGGCCATTTATAACTGATAATGTAAATGTTCCTGTTACAAGTGCTCCACTAGACGAGCCACCTACATTGATGTAATATGTTATACCTTCAAAAACTGGTAATTCATAAGGAACATTTTTTTCATAAAATAAAGTATCTGGAAAAGGTGTAACAGCATCAGGCGTATAAATACGTGTATACAAACGAGTCGGAGTAGCATCGGCGAAAATACCAATTATTGTAATACCTGGTTGACCTATATACTTAAACCATACACCATCTCTATCATCTGTTGTTTGAGTAATTGTATATGGCAAAAGTAGTGATATATCAATTGCCGTTTCGGGAGTTGAGTTTGGTAAAGGCATTTTACTTATGAATCGTGATGGTTACATTATTCCAATCAATATCAGGATATTCACTTTGAATTTTAAATACGATTGTTTTAGATAAAATTCCTAAGTTATTTCCAATGAATTCTTGATCAACAACATTAACAAGTTCTACTTCATCATGTTTCAACACAAATGAATAAGTCATTCTACCTCCACCCCAGATGTTTCAGCCTGCGC